TTTTGAACTGTCATGCGGACTACACATAACACATTTAATATTACAAGTATGACCTAAACGCAAGTCTAAATACTGTAACTTTTCAGGAACAAGACCTTCTTCAGTTGTTTGTGATATTAATTCATCTATGTCAACACCTTCGTCTTGTACCCAATATCCTGTTTCCCAAATACGCTTACTTACAACACCTTGAGCTTCTTCTTTAAAACAACCAGTACAGCTAGCCGGGATATTTCCTTCTAGCATAGTCTTACGTACACTACACATATAATCACTGTTAAAGGCTTCTAGAGGAGTTGTACGTGCAAAGTTAACTGGCTTGCCGTCTTCTGCTTTTACTAGTCCTACTTCGTGATCCTCGCCTGCGCCGCTGGCATTAGCAGTACAACAAAGTCGCATATCTCCATTAGGACGAGTTGCTAAATGAATCCACGGCAATATACAAAATGTAGGAGAACCACTTATTTCTTCAAGTTGTTTTTTATATTCGTCTATTGCCATTTGCCGTTTTCTTCCAATACTTTATAAAATTCTTCTACATTTAATTTCCAAACACTTTGTTTAGTGCCTCGATAATCTAATTCACAAATATGTTCTGCTTGTCCTGTTCTAACTAATGCAGGAAAAAATATTCTGTGTACTAGCCGTTGTGACCCTGCTTCAAGTTCGTTTGATGTAATATATAAGTTTTTATCTCTTCCTGCCCATTCAATACAAGCAGGTATTAAAAATTGTGATGTTGGGTTTTGCCCTTTAGTGATAACATCTATGTTTCTTAATCTATTAGAGTACGAACCTCCTAACATATCTGTAAACACACAAGTTCGTGCTGCAATACGATATGCGTTTGCGCCCATTTCTGGAAATGAATGTGCAGCAACACTACCTACAGCTTTGTCGTTATAGTAAAGAATCCAAGTTTCACTTTCTGCTTCGTTGCGAAAACAATCTTTTAACCAAAAGCGACTTGTATTATTTTTAAATCCTTTTGCTTCTGCTGTTTTGTAAAATTCTTCTAAATCTAAATCATCAGAAAAAGGAACTACACTATACATCTTTTCTTCCTATAATCATAAACCTAGTATACTTTGGGAGCTTCATTTCTCCCCTCCATAAAGGCTTAATTTTACTCATTTTAGTAAAGTCATCTAAATCTGTAGCACACCGTATATGTTCTTCATGATCAAAATAGTCATTACTTTGCAGTATAATTATTGCATCTTTTGGTATGTTACTTAACCACTTTTCGTACTGCTCTTGTGTAATGTGTTCACAACAAGTATTAACAACTATGTCTGCTTCGTATTGATGTGTACACATATCTGCTGTTATAGCATCAAAGCGACCTTCTATTTCGTAACGTCTGTTCATAGTTTTTGCTATTGACTCGCAGTCAGGGTCAATGTCAATACTTGTAATTTTTTTATAACTTGTATTACTGTTAAACATTAAACTTGCTAATACACCATACCAGCCTCCATGGATAACAACAGTTCGGTCACCGTATAAACGTAAACTATCTAGTGATTCTACTAACCACTGTTTACTATGTACTTGGCCTTTCCAAAAACTTTCTAATGTACGGTATCGGTCTTTGCTTTCACGAATAGCATCCATCCAAAATAATACATCTTCTATGTCAACTTTCATATTGTGCTCCAAATTTTTTAAATCGTCCACATTGCTTTGCACACTCTTTTAAAGGATTACAACTCCAAGTATCTGAAATTTTATTAAAATATTTACTATTAAATATTTCTTCTAACGTATTAGAATGTAAATTAGGGGTTGTTCCTACTCTACTTACTAAATCTATTCTGCTAGGATTATTTAAAGGTATAAACTCTAAATCTGTCCAACAACAAGGAGTAACATTTCCATTTGCTCCTACATACACACTTCCTTCCGAGACTGCTTTACAGCTAATTGTCTTAGAATCGGTATTAACTTTTGATGTATGTACTATGCTTTTTTCTGTAGGAAATAATTCATCTATTTGCACACCTTTATTATTAATAACTTTTAAACTTTCTTCTCTAAAACGACTTGTATTTTTATGATAAAACTCCTGGAAGCCCAGTTCTATACTTAATTCTTTGCATTCGTCAACTTGATGTTTGTTATGGTCAAATACTAGCATATCCCAAATTGCATATCCGCCACTGTTTATAAACGCCTTTGCATTTAAAATAATTTTATGCCAATCGGTATTGATTCGGTATCTTGAATGGGTGTCTTCTAAACCGTCAATTCCAAATCTAACAGAAACGTTTAAATCGGCAAGACGAGACCAAAATGTCTTATCTCTAGCACTTCCATTTGTGTTCATACTAAGTGTTATAGTAGGGTTATGGAAACGTAGATAAGAAAATATCTCTAATGTATCTCTAGCAACAACAGGGTCTCCATAGTTTCCACACATATATAATTTTTTTAATTGTTTAACAAAGCTAGGCGAAAACCATTTTTGAAAGTTACTATATGTAATTTCATTTAACTCTAAAAATGGATTTAGCGGGCCGCCTTGTATGTTTCTAGCACACATAGGACAAGATGCTTGACACTTACTAGTAATTTCAAGATGTATATCTTTAATATCTTTTAAATTATACATTTTTTACCTTTGGCAATTTTGAATCTGCACTGCTTACACAGCTATACGTAATGCATTTTTTTGGTTCTTTAAATAACTCAAAACCATTAGTAAGAGTGCCTATAGGTTCGTCGTGACAACTATAACTACGTTTAACTTCGTTTTCTCGGATTACAATTCCTTGGTAACCCGCATTGCATGTCCATCCACTAAACTTATTAAAGCCAAATGCATTAAATCGTTCTGCTTGATCTAATTCGTATTCATTTCCGTCTTTGTCGTACAGTGCTATTTGAGCAAGTTGTTCTCCGTTCCATTGTTGTGGAAATCCTTGCTGCATTCTTGTAATTTGTTCCGGTGTGTATCCGTGTACCACAAAAGAGGCAGTAGGATCGGACTGGGGCTTAAGAGTGACATTGATACCTCTGGCGGCAAATCGTTCCAAACGCTCGTAAAGCTCTTCAAACTGCGACGGAACCATGACTTGATTGATTGTAACAAATACGCCATCATTTATTAACTGGAGACATTTATCTCCAAACTCCTGTTCTTTTGCAAACTCTGCATGATAACTTGCTGTTATACTTCTGCGTTGCAGTGTTTTAGTGCTGTCTAACCACTTTGCCCACCATTTACTGCCTGGGCTAAGATTTGTAGTCATGTGTATACTTTGGTATTCGGGTGCTGTATCACTACAGTAATGATCTATGATCTCCCCAAAGTACTTATATGCTGTAGGCTCTCCTCCACTAAAACTAAAGTGAAAATCTGTAAAGTTATTTGCACGTGCCTGTGCTTTGATGTTATCTATTGCGTTTAAGTAAATTTCTAGTTTCTGGTGGTCAGGGGTACTACATCTTGCGTATGGCCAGCAATAAGAGCAGTTATAATTACAAAATCTAGCCAGGATCCACGAAACCGTGAAAAGATGGCTCTTTAGGAGAGTTTTTTGGCCAAAACGGGTAATATTATCCCACGGTATGTTTTGAAAATTGTTCATATAACCAATCAAAGTCGTTTATTAATTTAATATCATTGCTATTAGAAAGGCCAAACTCACGACCAGCCCTAGCACCGGCCAAAGCATAGGAACCGTAAGGTCTATTTTCTCCGACTGTACACCATGTGTCGAGTCTTTTTTCTGTTTCTTCATTTAGTTGTCCTTTTATTATTTTACTAGATAATTTACAACATTCTCTGAATGCACTTTTCCAAGTGTTAAACGGATCAGTATTAAATGCAGTGATATTAGAAATAGCTGGCATAGGCAGAAAATTAGATGAAATACTAGTAGTCATGTCAGCAGTGTTTAGATCTAAATTAATTGTTAATTTTTTTGGGAGAAGTTTAACTCCGCCGTAGCCATAAACTAAATCATTAATTGGATTTTTACTTCTCCATACATGTACATGATCAAACTGATGATTTGGTACTATATAATCAAAATTAAATTCGTTAAGTATTTTTGCATCGCCATCAACTACCCAAAACATTTTTGTAAATGATTTTTTGGCAGCAGTAATATGTGCTTGATGTATTCCTTTTACTCCGTGTACACGCTTTACTGTAGGAAAACGTTTTTTTAAATTTTCATAGTTTTCATCAGCATTAGGTTCTTGATAACTTATGAATATTATATCATACATGTCTCGTGTTACCGTAATAGATAACAGTGCTTACACTAGAAGTGAAATTTCTCCACGGATCAATAACTATGCTTCCTGGTGGAATTGCACAGTATAACTTATCTGTGCTATCACCTTCTTCTTGCATATATTTGTATGTTGTGCTTGCACTGTGCGCTAGTAAAAATACACTAGGAACACCAGGCTCCACTGTGTCTCCTGTCATAGGATCAATATACGTAACTCGATGTCCAAGTTCTTCAACGTAATGACCAACTAATAAACTATAGCTACCGTCTAAATATTCAACACCTGGTTTATATGCCTTACCGTGAATAAAAATAGGCATATTTTTATTTTCAGCATGTTTTACTAATTCGTATGCAAGATTTTTTGCCTGTATTTGTCTAGCATTCATTATGCTATCAAACAAGTCATATCCAAGATCTAATTTTTCAGCCATAAATCGTAGCGCAATATTATCTCTTGGATGGCAGGCGCCGCCGTCGCCCATC